ATTCGAGACAGAGAAGTTACAAGCTACCCGGCAGGAGCAGATTATGGCAAAGGCAAAGGAGTATGGTATTCCCGAAAACTACGCCAAACGATGCGCCATCAAGGACGATGAGGACTTGGACGCATATTTCAAGGACTTGAAGCAGGAGTTCGCAAATGACGGCTTCAAGGGCGTAACCCTTCCCGAAACGGCAGAAGAGAAGATTGAGAAAGAATCCGAATCTATCGCTAAGATGATTGATGAGGGAACGAAAACTATTGTTGAACAAAACAAGAATTAATTATGTCAGCAGGATTTAAGTATGACTTGGTTCCGCCCGTTGAGCAAGAGGAACGCTACGATGTCCAGACCGGCATTCGTAGACGTGGCCCGTTCAAACTCGACACGCAGAACCTGGTAGTGGGAAGTTTTCTTCCCGGATTTACACCGATTTATGCGGACTTGAAAAACAAGTTCGCTTATGCGGTAATCAATGTGAGAGTTGTGGAAGCCTATACCACTGGTGGAGAGGCTTTGTCTATCAAAGTAGCCAAGAACTCTTTGGCTTATGTGGGTATGTTTGTCGGAAGCGGCAAGAAAGGTGCAGAAGTAACGGCAATTGATAAATCTAATGTCGGTTATGATGTATTGACAATCAAGGCTGCTTTTGGTGAGAATATCGCCAAAGATGCTGTATTATTCAATGCGGTTGCAGTTGATGGTTTAAAGCAAAAGCATGTCGCTAATTCGGCTCTGTACAACCGTACAAAGGTTGAGGACGGAATTACATTGGTTTCATTGCTTCGTACAGCCGCAGAGATTGAACCCTCAAAATTGGTTATGCCGTTCTCCGAGAACGATAAAGCCAATATGAAGGGATGGTTTGAATTTAACGAGTAAGGAGGTAGGATATGTTTTTAACGATTCAAACATTATTCGATGATGCGAACATTGTTTCCGCTATCATCAGACGTGTGAACCAGACACGCAAGGACACAATCTATTGGCAGCAGTACCTTACTTTCCGCAGAGTGACTACTCGTGTGTTCAAAGATTATATCGGTTCTGTAACTGGGGTAATGGCTGGTTCTATCAACTCACGTTTTGGAGAGAAACCCATCCGTGAACGTAGGAATATTGGTTCCGGATATGGAGAGATTGCCTATCTGGGTGATGCTTACCAGATGTCTATCGACCGTCTTTCCGAATTGCAGGATTTGATTGACAAGTTCAATGCTGCTAAACCGGTAGACCAAAAGGCAGCAATGGAAGAAATTGTAAACTTTCTGGCAGACGATTACCGTCAGATTACCCTTGCCGCCCACAAGCGTATGGATATTATTTTCGGTGCGCTGTTGATGCTTGGTGAAGCCATCGTTTACAACAAAGATGCTGCAATCACTTCCGGCCAGACCAATAATAAACTGCTGGAGATTACCCTTCCGTTCAATTTTATCAAGCCGAAAAGTGGAGATGTGGTTGTGGACGGAAAGAATATGTTTATCTCTTATTTGAGAGAGAAACTTCATTCCTTGGCACCGGACTATGGCGTTTATGCCAAGATGGTTATGACTCGTGCATCTTTCAACAAGCTTATTCTTGGTTCATCTGAATTTGGTGAGCAGTACAAGATGATTCTCGGCAGCAACGAAATGAAGTTGAGTACGGGATTGGTTTCCTCTTCTTTGGCTTCCGAAGTGTTCACCGGCATCGGTCTGCCTCGCATCGAAATCAAGGAGGACTACGTGAAAGACCAGACGGGAAAGAATGTGCAGATTTACGCGGATAACCGTATTACTCTGTTGCCTTCTGACAACATTGGTTATATGCGCCATCATACCCCGTATGAAGCGACAGACCCGGTACAAGGACGTACTTATATCCCGTCAGAGGGACAGATGCTTATCTCCAACTACCGTGACAAAAATGGTCGCTACATGGAATATACGGCAGAGTGGATTCCGCAGATTTCCAATCCGGATTTGATTACTAATTTCGATTTGAGCGAAATTGCATCCATCCAATCAGCATAAGGAGGTAGGATATGAAAGTAAAGGTTATATCAGTTTTCCGCGACAAGTTCACCGGAAAGTATTATACTCCCGGTGAAATGATTGAAGTCGGTGAGGAAGCCCGTGTGCTGGATATGGAAAGCCGCAGACTTGCTGAACGGATTGAGGCAAAAAATCCCGAAGTGAAAGCCCCTGAAGAAAAGAAGGAGGTGAAAATCTCCCTCTTTGAAAAGGAGTTTGAGAAGAAGGCTTTGATTGATGCTTTGAAGTCTATCGGTGCGCAAGCTTCCGGCAATATGAAAGAGGAAACTTTTTTGGCTAAGGTTGCAGAACTGGATGAAGAATCAACAGCCAAACTGAAAGAAGCATTAGGTATCGAGTAAAAGGATAGGGTAGTGCTTCTACCCTTCCATTGTCTAATTTTATAAATCAGAAAAGAAATGAAGAATTTTATTTTTGCCATGTGTGGCTTTTTGATGATGTCTTTGGTCTCGTTGGACGTGCAGGCATCAAGTGTGGAATCTCCCAAGTGTGAGTATGTGAATCCATCTGTTGATGTTGGTTTGCCAGACATTCAGTGTATCACTTTTGAAGCATCTTCTGTTGATTGTGTTGTGCTGATCACTCCGCAGCCAATATTTATGGTTGTGGATAGTCCGGTGAAGCAAACAGTAACTATTACGGCAATGCAAAGGAAACAGATTTCAGTTCCTAAATGCCCGTTCCGGTACGTCTATAAGTCGAAGTATTGCACACATTATAGCCATACAGCATATAGTACACTGATTACACCATATTAAGATGACGGTAAACGACTACATACAACAGAAGTTTCAGACATTCGGCATTCAGGTATCGGAGGCTGACATTTTGGATATGTGTCTTACCTCGAAGATAAGCGGAGAGGATGAGATGAATGAGCATTGCTGTGTCCGTGTCTCTGTAGCAATTGCGAAGTTCATCCCCTCTCTTTTGCTTCGCGCCACTTCAATCAGTGAAGGCGGTTTTTCTATGTCTTGGAACATTCAAGGCATTAAGGATTACTATTCATTTCTGTGTAAGCAGTACGGCTTGAAAGACGAACTGAGTAACAAACCTAAAGTGACTTTCTTATGATATTCGCTCCACACATATTGCAGGTTAAGGTTATCACCCCGATGGATAAGGATGAGTTCGGCAGACCTATTCCCGGCACAGGTGGTGAGAGCTGGCAGGATATATGCAGATGCCGTTGTGATGATGTGAGTGCGGAAAAGAAAGTATCTATCAATGGTGCTTTGTATGATTTCAAGTACAAGGTAGTCTTTGATAAGCCGTCAAAGGTTGAAGCAGGTGCAGAGGTTCGTTGTTTGAATGCCGATGGAAGCATAAGAGGTGAAGGAGTTGCTAAAAGCCCTTTGGAAACAAACTATTTTTCCTACAGAGTAATATGGTTGGAATAGATGCAGACTTTTCGGATGTTGACCAGTTCTTTGAGGACGGAACAAGCGAAGTCGTTGCTGGCATGAAAGAAGAGGGAGAGGCATTTGTTGAAGATGCAAAAGCTACCGGAAACTATCAAGACCACACAAAACATTTGAGAGAATCGAATGATTATGAGGTTAATGAAGATGGCTTAATTCTGAAAAACGAAGCTGATTATGCTTCATTCGTGGAATCCAAAGGATTTGAAGTTGCAGGAAGTGCAGCGATAAGGACAGAAAAAAGATTGAAAGATAGATTTGAACGATGATAGTAACCACCGACATAGGAAACATCCTCTACCGGGACTGCAAGATTTTCGGAATAGACATAGTACCAGCAGGAGAAACGCTGACGGGTGAATTGAAGTCCGAAAGGATTGTCATCCACACGAAGAAACAACAGCCGGGAAAGTATTGGAAGAAATCTTTCGCAGAAGTGAATCTATGTGTACCCAATTTAAGCGAGAATGAAGCGAACACAATCCGGCTTAACGAACTTGAAAGAAAGGCTGGCAAGCTGTTTGATGATGTAGTAAGCACCTATGATGGTATGACATATCGTTACTCTATTGATTCTATCGGTACAGAAGCGGACACAGCTTTGAAGTGTCATTATGTGAATGTGAGAATTTTGTTTAATGTATTAAATGTAAAATGATATGATTACAGCAGTAGAAATTGACGAACTGTATTATGCAGAACCGATTAAAACGGTTACTACTCCAGCTGCCGGATTAACAGGCGCAGAAGTAGCCACCATCTTGAAAAACGCAGCAACGAAGCGGGTCAAGAATGTGCATGGTGACACGTATCAATACGAAGAAGCAGAGGCAAGTGTAACTCGTTACAAAAACGCTTTGACTGGTGAGTACTACCGGGAAACGTCTGAACCGGGTGAGGTGAAAATCAACTTCACCATTGGTGAGTATGATTATGCTACAAAGGCTGATTTACAAGGTGGTAAAGCCACAGAAAAGAATTGGGAAAGAGGCAAGTATAAGCCTATTCATAAATGTGTGATTGGTAAAACCAAAGACGGAGTTTATGTTGTGTTTCCGAAAGCGGCTATCAATGCCCGTGGCTCTAATACCGATAAGGCTGTCGGATTGGCTGTTTCGGCCGTTCCCCTTTCCACAGGTGTAGATGGATTGGCTTCCGAAAAGTGGTTTGACGAATCGGAAGTTGTAGTGCCGGAAGGTTGATAATTTTTCAGTAAAAGGATTGTTTTCAGATGGCGGTGGGTGGTTGCTCACCGCCTTTTTAATTTAATGTTATGAATAATCAAGCAGCAAAAACGGTTTCTGATGCCCTATTAGGGCTGGATTTTAAAAATGTAGGGATAGGTGGAATCGTTTATACCATCAAACCTCCTACAATTAAAATTATCTGTCGTGCCATTCATCATTTTTCCAATATCGCCCTGCGAGGAGATAATATCATGGAGGCTATTAAAGAGCTTCCTGAAGCTACTGAAGATATGCTGAAAGGTATTTCATGCTTCATCTGCGGGAATGATAGTTTGGTCAAAGAATTGGAGAACGGGACTTTTGAAGAAGTTAGGAATGCTTTGGAGGTGTGTTTCTCCATGATGGATATATCGGCTTTTCAGTGTGTCAGCTCGATGAGGAACGTGTCGATGCTGGCAGCAAGACCGAAACAGTAGGAAACACAACGTTCTTCGGGCAGATAGCCCATTTGATTGACACGCTTCGTCTGAGTTATACAGAAGTGTTTGAGATTATCCCTTATCGGAATCTGCTGATGATGCAACGGGATAAGTTACACACAGTATATGGTGGTCAAAAGGTGAATAGAATCAGTGGTAAGGAATTGGCTAATCGTAGGAAAAAGAAATAGGATAAAGCCGGAGAAATCCGGCTTAACTTTATGAAAGTAAAAGTATGTTTGTATCATCTACTATTTGAGCATGATTTGTAGCTCGTATGATTATTTTATCATTGATTCTGATATCTAAGATAGATTCCTCAATGCCATCATGCTTAATAGGGAATACCCATGAATTAAATCCTTCCATAAGATTAGGGAAAGCAATAATCGCATGAACGATTTTATTTTCTGAAATTATTCCTTTCATCCTAAAGTATGAGACCGTTTCTTTTATTTGACGTACCATACAATAGGGATAATCTGAATTAGGATTCTTTGCAGCATGAATACTATTTGCATATTTGGTTTCAATAAATAAAACCCATTCATCTTGATCACAAGTTATTGGAAAAACAACACATTCACATTGTCTAGAACGCTTTTTTTTAGTGATAGGTAATGCATTTTCAGGAAATCCATCAAAAAAAACTTTTACATTATTCTCATTTAATATATGAACAGCGTTAATAACATTTCTTTGAGCGCCAGAAATTTCAACTACTCCTTTATTATAATCTTTCCAGTCTACAATATATAGATGAGGATTGTATATAGAACAAAGGCATGTTTTATGTTGGGGTAATTGTGCCAATAATCTATTCTTCATTTTTCTTCTGGAATAAAATAATTAAGCATTGTATAATATTCGTCCATCGTTTCGTTCATTATTTCATTGAAATAATGTTTCCCAATACTATTAGTATGATGCTCTTGAATGGAAAATATTTCTCCATCCTTTATTTGCCATGCAGAAACGAGTTTAGGGTTAATCCATGAATTGTAGCTTTCCAAAGAATTTGCAATATCTTTGGGCATATTATTCTTCACAAGCCAACCCATTATACAATTATTTAATGAATAAAGTATGTATGGACTGTGAGTTGTTAGAAATAACTTATGTTCTTTCTCCTTTATTGAACTTATTATGAAATACAATAAATTCTTTTGTGTAGAAGGGAATAAGTTTAACTCTGGCTCCTCCATGTATAAACTTGTATAATTTGTTTGGATAAAATGAGTAAAATAGTCAGATAGTGAACTTAAAAAAGTTTCTCCAGCCTTAGGTAAATGAAATTTCTCATTCTCCTTTGTGACTTTTAAAATCGTTTTTAAATATTGATGTAGCCATTTTTCGTTATTGAGATTTGTTTTATTATCAATAACTTCTGATAATGATTTTGATATTATTATATTTAATAATTTAGCATCTCTTTCTTTATTATCAATGTTGTCGTTTCTATCTCCTTCATAAATAGATTTAGTAAAATAGTTGACTAATGTATATAAAGGAATCATAGATTGCTGCCCACTTGAAGCATTTATTAATTGGATTTTGTTTCCGTCCAATGTTTCTAGAAAATCAATGTCTTGATTCTCATCATAGTAATATTTGGTGTCTAAAGATTTAATATCCAGTCTATTGTCAACAGTATATACTTTTCTTGCAATATTCCAATCTGACATAAAATTAAAAATATTGTTTTTAGGTAAATTGACTTGTTTCCAATCAGATATCATAGAAACGATATTACGTTCAGCAGGTATGTATGAAATTTTAGTTCTAATATAATTATATTGATTCACCCATTCAAAAGTCGGGACTTTACTTCTATATTCAAAAGAAAACTTAACAACAGAAGATGCGTACATAATCTTTGAATCATTGGAAAAATATCCATCTAATTTGTGAAAAACTATCAAATTAGTAATGAAATTATCATCTTTAAGAAAAAAGTCAAAAGATTGTTCCAATGAAACTTTCTTTTCTACCCATGAGCAAAAGCATGCAATTTTGTTAATAGTGCTTTTACCTGAACTTTGCGGACCTATAATTACATTTACTTTATTTAATGTAATATTTATGTCTTTTATTGGTCCTATGTTCTTAATTATTAATTGTGCCATTGATTATTGGGTTAGTTTATTGTGCAAATATAGTGTTATTAAATAATGAAATAACAAAATATAGCGTTATTTGTTATCATTTATAGGGATATATTCATAATTTTTCCGCCAGTTTCTTAATATCATCCTTACTATTGATAACGTGAGTGCTATCTCCTATGCGAACAGCTCCTATAACTTCATCGGAAGATTTTTCAAAAAGGTCTGAAACTTGAACATTCAAAGCAGATGCTATTCGTTCTAATACTTCTACTGAAGGATTGCCATTTATGTGTTGACTTAATCCCACTCTGGATATTCCCATCTTATCAGCAAGCTCTTGAACAGTTGTTCCTTGCTCTTTTATAACTTCTTTTATTCGTAAAGCCATAACTATTCTAAATTATATTTTGTGCAAATATACATACTTTTAAATACGTAAAGCGATAGCTATTCTTAAATTGAGTTAATGTAAAGCGAAATATTACTATTTTGTTTGTTTATTTAAAGCGAACGGTTTACATTTGCATTGTGGTTATAAAACGATAGATATATGAAACGCTACAACTTATCTCAAATTATGAAGTCAGCCCATAGATGTTATAAACGTCATGCTGGCAACAAGTCTTTCTCTGACTGTTTGAAATTCGCTTGGATGATGGCTAAGTCAGAACTGGCTCTTACCAATGAGGCAATGGCAAAGAAAGACAGAGAATATATAAAATCGGTAAATGCCTCATGTGGTGGTACTGTATCGGCAGAGCGTAGCTCTTATGATGATTTGTCAATACCTCAATCAGCGTATTACAATCCGTATAGTTACGGGCATTTCGGTGCTCACTATGTGGGTGATTAAAGTAGAACTTATAGTACTAACACATAAATATAATGAACATGCAAACAGAGATTATTAAAAGGAACAATTCTTCCTCGTCTGAAGTTGATTTGATTGAAGTGAGAGAAGGTAAGGCAGTAACTTCCTCATTGGTAGTTGCCGAGTATTTTGGTAAAGCACACAAAGATGTATTGAGAGCTATTAAATCATTGGATTGTAGTGAGTTATTTAACCAGCGCAATTTTGCGCCCGTTGAATATGTCGATAAAAAAGGTGAAAAAAGACCCATGTACTATTTAACCCGTGATGGGTTCACCTTTTTGGCTATGGGATTCACTGGCAGGGTGGCTGCACAATTCAAAGAAGCGTATATTAGCGCCTTCAACGAAATGGAAGAAATGCTTCGCAAGAATGATTGCACCAAGTATGCCGAAAAGATATTAAAGTCCGAACTGAACCGTTTCAATAAACGGTTGAAAGAAACAGCGAAAAGAATGAGAGATGAAAAAGGGTTTGGATATGGTGCTTATGGCGAAATAATGGCAGGTGTCTTTGACTGTGACAAACTTCCATTTCAAGAAAGATTGCGTAATATCTTCTCCCAAATAGGCAATGCTTATGTAGAGGGTTATTATTTGGCTGGTCACTATATAAATGCTGACAATCAAAACAAGCAGATACGCAAGTTGATTTCTGATTTTGAGGGGAAGCTGGTAGAGGGATTCAGGATATATCCGAGTATATAAATAACACGATTATCCAAAGGCAGTCTTCGCACGACTTTAGGGGCTGCCTTATAAATTCCATAGTTATGAACCTCAAAGCAAGACCACCGCCTTTAAGGCTATTCAACGAGAATCTGAGAACATAGTCATTAATTAAAACAGCAAGAAATGAGTAAACGATTTGCTATTGCCGTTTTACCCAAAGAGAAGCAACGGGGGGGGGGTAAAGTACGGCTTAAAGATTGAAAAGCCCTCTGCATTGGGTAATGTGTATGGGTTGACCGAAGAAGAACTGAAAGAACTTCGTGGATTGATAGACAATGTATTGACTAAATAAGTATGAAACATATGAAAACGAGACCACCACCAAAACTTCACGACAATGAAACGATTGTCGTGTTATGGTAAAATAAAAATCTCTCTCTTACACGATTATATAATAAGTTTGCAAACAGAAACAACGCAGTTATCCTAACGGCTGTAAAGTATAAACCCCACCATCGGATGAAGTTAGGAGCGTCCTTTGGTGGGGTCTAATTTTTTAAACTGTGTAAAAGTATGAATAATATTCAGATTTTCCAAAATGAGCAGTTCGGAAAAGTGAGAATTGCTATGAATGAGAATGAAGAACCGTTGTTTTGTTTGGCAGATGTTTGCGCTGTGATTGGCATAAAAGATACTTCAAGGTGTGCCAGTCGTTTAGATGATGATGTGCGTCAAACGCACCCCATAAAAGATAATTTAGGTAGAACACAACAAGCGACATTTGTTACTGAAAGCGGTTTGTATGATGTTGTCATAAGAAGTGATAGCGAAAAAGCAAAACCGTTTCGCAAATGGGTTACAAGCGAAGTTTTGCCCTCAATCCGCAAACATGGTGCATACATGACCAGCGATACACTTGAAAAAGCTTTGACCTCACCCGATTTTCTGATTCAGCTTGCAACCAACTTGAAAGAAGAAAAACAGAAGCGTATCGAAGCCGAACAGAAGATTCAGAAAGATGCACCTAAAGTCCTTTTTGCCGATGCCGTTTCAACTTCTCAACGTTCTTGCTTGGTTGCAGAATTAGCAAAGATACTGCAACAAAATGGAGTGAATATCGGTCAGAACCGTTTGTTTAACTGGATGCGCGAGAATGGTTATCTTTGCCAAAAGGGCGACTACTACAATCAGCCAACGCAGAAAGCTATGAAATTGGGGCTTTTTGAATTGAAGAAAACCACCATCACCAAGCCGGACGGCTCTGTATTGGTCACTACTACTACCAAAGTGACTGGTAAGGGGCAAATTTACTTCGTAGAAAAGTTCTTAGGTAAAGATGCTGCTTAAATAATAATGCGCACCTCATTAAGTTGGGGTGCGCTTAATATGAATATTACAAACTCCCTCCCATTGCGAGATATAAGTTTAAGGCATCTTTTATTCCTTTAATCTGTTTTTGTGATATGGTTTTTATATCGTGATATTGCCTTCCAATAAATTTTATTTTTGCAGTTTTAGCATTAGAAAGTGCCTTTATTAATTCAATGTCATTATTGGAATGGATATTTTCATCACACCATTCCCATATATATCCTCCATTACCTGAATCAGTTTCTACATTATTGGGGATAAATTCATAAGCTTTATTGTCAATAGAAAATTGATATTTGCGAATGAATAACCAATCGTCAGAATAATATTGTATTCTGAGTCTAAAGTTTGATACCCCATCAATATCTTTCATAAAATAACAATATATTCCATTCTGGTTGGTATATTGGGGAGCAGATTTTGGTTTAATCCATGTTAGTTCACGTGGGTCAAATTCGTCCTTGTTAAATGTAAATAAAAAGGATATTTTTTTTACTGTTATAGAATCAATAGGATTTTGTTTTTCTTTTTTTATGTCCGATATTGTTTTTCCAATGTTATCATCTAAAGACATAACATTATTTTTTATATTGTCAAGGGTTGATTGGTTTATATATGGATTTACTTTTTCACCGTTTGAGTTGTACAGTGAGAACTTTATTGGGATATTAACAAACTCTATTCCTTGATTAGTCATATCTTTATAAACTTTTTGAGAAATGCAAAATTTTTGATATGCTTCTAAATACGCAAGGGAATCATTCTTTGAGCTTATCGTTTTAGGTTCCTCCTCCTTCTCATTGTAAGAGTTGCTGAATAATGACTTTTCTTTAACCGTTTCCACATATTTATATGACTTATTGCAACTTGAAAAAGCAAATATTAGCAATATCAGAAGTAGTGTATTTTTCATGACAGTACATTTATTAACTTAAGTGTTTGCAAAAATATCTCAAAAATCAATCACTCCCAATTATTTCACGACAATTATTCCGTTGTCGCATATTAAATATTTGAAATATTGCTGGATAACTTGTGTTTGTCGAACTTAGCACAAATGAAAAATAATGGAGTTTAGAGGAGATACATCAGGATTAGATGAATTGCTTGAAAGTGTAGATGATAAGTATTATAATACTCTTTCTCAAATAGGGAGAGACGCCACCCGAAATGCAAAGATTAACAAGACTTATGAAAATAGGACTGGTAACTTGAATAATGCAAATGGGGGGTGTGTTGTCCGTAATGGGAAAATAGTAGATATGTGGGTGGAATCAGACGGTTCTCATTCCGAAGCGGTAAGAAATACAGAGAATCTTCTGATTTATTCCGAAAAATCAAAGGATGGGCTTTATTTGGCTAACGGTCAGCCTTATGCAAGCTATGTCGAAAGTAAAGGATTTGAAGTTATTATGACTAATGGCATCTTGTATGCAGGTAGGCAAATAGAAAAAAAACTATAATATGGCAGGAATTATATCAAATGTAGACGATGACGTTCAGAAGTTGCGTAAACTAAAGAACGAGATAGAGAATGTAAAGAAAGTATTGATGGGTATTAATATCACAGTGGATATTGATATTGCAAAGGGATTGCAATCGCAGCTTACCTCTTTGATTGGGCAATATGATGCGTTGGTGGATAAAATTGCGGCAACAGAAGGGAAAATAATGCTTTCGGTCAGTCGAATCAATAAAGCTACTGAAAAGATTGTTCAAGCGCAGGAGAAAGTATCTAAAGTCGTTAGTGCTCCTACACAGATAGGTGATGCAAATACACAGACTAATACGGCTGAAACAGCAAGCATTCAAGCACAAGCAAAGGCTTATGATGATTTGAGAACCGAGATTAACGATATTCTTGGAACAAGGGATGCCAATATCAAACGAATGGTAGAGGAAATGAATGCTATCCGTCTGATTAATGCTGAAATTAAGAAAATCAATAAATCACAAGGGGAATCATCTTCTTTATCTTCTGCCCAACAAAAGCGGCTTGAACAGTTAAACAATTCATTATTGACGCATAAAACCGCTTTGTCAGAGGTGAGACAAGCGTTGAATAATAATGCCAAACTTGATAATGTAGCCGCCACTTCCATGAACGGGTTATCCCAGTCTTTATCAAGAATGAGAATAGCCTATCGCGAACTGACAGAGGAAGAGCGTAATTCCCCTCTTGGTAAAGAACTGCTTGCGTCTATTCAGCAAACGGATGCAAAAATAAAGGAACTTGATGCTACAATCGGAAATCATCAAAGGAATGTTGGTAATTATGGAAGGCAATGGAATGGACTAAGTATGTCTATCCAGCAAGTTGGGCGTGAGCTTCCTTCTTTGGCTTATGGTCCTAAAGTCTTTTTTTCTGCTATATCGAATAATCTTCCAATTTTAGCAGATGAAATTAAACGAGCGAGAACAGAGTATGAGCTATTGAAGAAGTCGGGGCAGGCAGCTACTCCGGTGTGGAAGCAAGTTATATCTTCTTTGTTTAGCTGGCAGTCTGCATTGACCGTGGGAATTACGTTGCTTACTTTGTACGGTGATAAAGTAGTGGATTGGGTTGCTGGTTTATTTAAAGTTAAGGATGCCTTACGAGATGTAGTCTCTTATCAACAGAATCTAAGTAAAATAACGTCAGAAGGTGCAAGAAATTCTGCAAGAGAACGTGTAGAATTGGATGCTTTGTATAAGGCCACCCAAAATCATAAGAGGTCTTTAGAAGAAAGGAATAAAGCAGCAGATGAGCTACAAAAAAAATACCCTTCTTATTTTGGTAATTTATCTAATGAGGCTATTTTGGCAGGTAATGCCGCTTCTGCATATAAATCTCTAACAGAAAACCTTTTGAAAGCTGCACAAGCAAGAGCGGCAATGAAGATAATAGAAGAGAACTACAATAAAATATATCAATTGCAGAAAGCCATAAATGCTGATACGAATTGGACGAACAGACATAGGGAAAGCACGCAAAATGGGACAGCAACATCCGGTTATACCCCCATTGGAACTACTATAGTAACACAAGCATTAACTATAGAAGCGGCTGAATTCAACCGAAGAACCAAAGCTTTACAAGAAAACAAAAAGGTTGTAGATGCCTTGAAGGATGCTAATAATGCTTTGATAGATTCTATTGATGTACGTGCTTTTGTTGCAGATAATGGTAATATTTCTGGCGTAAAGGACATAAATGCCTACACCGACCAACTGCACCGTATTACCGAGCTTGAGCGTAAACAGACCTTTGAACGCCAGCGCCAGCAGCAGGACTTGGATAATCAATTAGAGCAGTCTCGCATTGACAACTTGCAGGATGGTTACGAGAAGGAGCAGGCGCAACGTGAACTTATGAATAAGAAAGAAATACAAGCTTTAGAGCGCCAGAAGGAGGACTATATACGTGCCTATATACAAAATCAGAAGGAGATATTCGATGCTTAGGAGGATTTAAAAGCTAAACAGACAAAGGACTATGTGAAGAAGTCTTTCTCTTCATCTTCAATTTCCGTTGATACATCTGTTTTTGATTCCATAATAGGAAATACGAGAAAACGACAATATAGTGACGAAATACGTGAGCAGGAGGCCTCATGGAATGAGTATCTTGTAAAATTCGGTAACTACCAGCAGAAAAGGAAAGCCATCATAGATAAATACGACCAAGCAATAAAGGAAGCGTCGAATGCAGGTGACGAGGGTATACTTGAAGAGGAAAAACGGCAACAGCTTAATGACCTCGATGAACAGTACGGCAAAACGACCCGTTCTATGGCTGACTTATTCGAGGATGCCAGCAATAAGTCCGTTTCCGCTATTCAGTCCATCATTGATAAGTATGAAACACTTGTCAAGTACATGTCTGGTACAAAGGAAAGTGACGGAACGAATGTTACACTTGACGAATTGAAAGTACTCGGATTCACTGATAAAGACATTGAAAGGATAGAAAAAGGGGAAATATCCATCAAGGATGTTACAGACGCAATCAAAGGGTTAAAGGATGAACTTAAAGGAAAATCACCGTGGCAGGCTTTCGTCTCTGACTTGGAGAAAGGGATAGAAGCCATAAAAAAGGGTGGCAACGATTCCAAGAAAATCGGTCAAGGAATCACCGATATAGGAAATACTGTGACGTCTTTTGCCCCTGCATTGAATGAGTTTGGCTCAAGTATCGCCGACATATTCGGATTTGACGACAGTAAGATAACAAGTGCCATTGATGCGCTTGGCGGCTTAGGACAAACGGCATCCGGGGTCGGGCAAATCATGTCGGGTGATATTGTCGGAGGCGCAATGAGTGCGGTTTCTGGAATTTCCTCTGTAGTGTCCGCATTGGACGGGATGTTCGGTGCCGATTATTCCCACTATAACGAGATGGTTGAGGAGTACACCAGGCTCAATGAGATATGGGATGAACTGATAGACAAGAAGCAGGAATACATCAGCATTTCCTACGGCATGGAGGCAGACAAGGTAGGAGAAGAGGCGCTTGGCCTTGTTGAAAAGCAAATTGAGGCATATCGCCTATTGGGAAAAGAACGTCTTAATTCCGGTGCATCTGCAGGTTCCCATTCCATTGGCAAGCGGATGGCAAAGAACACCTCGTCAAGCGACTGGCAGGACATTGCCGACGCACTCGACATGTCAGTCAATGCCGCCAAAGAGTTTATCGGGACCGGAAGAATGACCGGACTGTTTGACCTCACTGTTGAGCAATTGGAGAAACTTAAATCCGAAGCTCCTGCCTTCTGGGCGAAGATGGACGGTGACGTGCAAGAATATTTGAACGGCATTATAGATGGAGAGGAAAGGATTGAGGATATTCAGAACCAGATTAGTGAACAACTGACACAGACAACGTTCGATAGCGTTTTCGACAGTTTTGTGGATACCCTCATGGATATGGGCAGTTCCGCGAAAGACTTTTCTGACAGTTTCAGCGGATATATGCAGCGTGCCGTGCTTACCACAATGGTAGGCAACAAATTTACCGAGGACCTTCAAACGTGGTACGATGCCTTTGCCCAGGCCAATAAAGACCAAGGAGGCATTACGAAGGAGGAGATGGAGGCTCTTCGGAAGCAGTATGACGCAATTGCCGGTTCCGCACTTGCCGAACGTGACAAGCTTGCGGAAATTTTCGGATGGACCAAAGAGGATACCGACAGTAGCACGGATAACTATGAGGATTTCATCGGTAGTATGCAGAGTTCTCTTACTTCCCTTGATGTGACGGCCAAGGATGTTTCTGATAATATCTATGATTACTTCCGTCAGGCAATGATTAACGCTCTGTATGAAAAGGAGTACAAGAGCAAGATGGAAGAGTTGTACAAGACCTTTGAAGGGCTTTCCAAAGACGGATTGTCCGAGAGTGACATGGCACAACTCGGCTCTCAGATTGACCAATACATTGAGCAGATGATGAAGGGCGTAGAGGACGTTAATAGTTTGTTTGCTGACAAGCTGAAGAACGCCGAAGACTTGCAGTCGTTTGTTGATAGCGTCAAGTCTGCCATGTCCTCTGTCGAAGCCACTGCCGAGGATGTGACAGACAACATCTTTGAGTACATCCGTCAGCAGATGGTTGATAAGATGTTCACTGATAGCTTCCAACCGCAGATAGAGGAGTTATACAAGAAGGTTCAGGAAGCCATGTCTGACGGTGACATAACCGGCGCTGAAAAGGATGCGTTAAGAAACGAAGCGGAGAAGTTGGCTAACGACATTACGGCCGCTAAGGATATTCTGAGTGATACTCTTGGCATTACTGAGAGCAACCTAAAGAAAGAACTTGAGGAGGAATTCAAATCATTCTCCGATGGGATATTAAGTTCCTTGTATGATACGGAAGTTACTGCTGAGACTGTTGCCAAGAATATCTCCGATTCCATGCGGAAAGAGCTTATTGAGGCAATGTACCTTGAACAGTACGAACCGCGTATCAAGGCCATCTGGGAAAAATGGAAGGAATACTCAGAGGATGGACTTGTAACCGATGAAGAGCGTACAAACATCAAGAATGACATTGACGGGTTGAGCAAGGAGGTCGCCGATGCTGCCGGGGAAATCAGTGACGCGTGGAAAGACTCTGGAGAGGAGGTAAGGAAAGCGTTCAACTCTTTCTCCGACAGTATCAAGAGTGTGCTCTATGACGCAGAAGCTACCGCCGAGGACATAGCCGACAATATCTATCAATATATGCGCAATGCCTTGGTGGATTCCATGTTTACTGCCCAGCTCCAGCCTCAGATTCAGGCCTGGTATGACAAATATACGGAATTTATGAAAGACGGTGCCATTGATACGGCCGAGCGCAAGACTCTGGACGAGATGATAGCCGAAATTCAGAAAGCCGGTGTCGACATTGTGGATGCGGCTAACAAGCTTTTCCCCACTCTTGATACGGGAGCCATCAACCGTGCGGAAGAAGCCGCCCAGGAAGCGGAGAACGCCCGTAATGAAGCTGAGCAGGAATGGGAGTCGTTCTCTGATGGTATTCTGAATTCCTTGTACGATATAGAGGCCACAGCGGAGGATATTTCCGATGACATGAGCGAATACATGCGCAAGGCTTTGATTAAGGCCATGTATGTGGAGAACTTCAAACCGCAGATGCAGAAGTGGTACAATGAGTGGAAAAAGGCCATGGGAGATGACGACCTGACTTCCGAAGAAAAGCAGCTCCTCGACTCCATGAAACAGACGATGGTTGACGACATGAAGAAAGAAGTTGATGCCATCAACCAGTTCTTTGGAACCATGTTTTTACAGCAGGCGAGTAGCAAGGGTTTTGAAGCCATGTCACAAGATACCGGCGAAGAACTTAACGGACGTTTTACAGCTTTGCAGGTTGCCGGGGAAGAAATAAAGAACCAGTCCATTCAACAGACCGGTTTACTTTCATCCATCAATGGCAAACTTTCATTGCTCAATCTTAGAAGTGGGGATGTCCCAGCTTTGTTATCTGGAACTCCTAATTTCGCAGATAGAGCCAAAGAGACAATAGCGAGCGGCTATCAGTCGCAGGTACATATTGTTTTCCCGACAGAGGACATAAAGGCATTGACCGATAAAGTCTCCAATATGGAAAGAATCGTAGATGAAATGAGAACATTCCAAGTAGAAGGTAACATGGACCGTAGAGATATACTTGAAAACTCTGTTATTCTTGCCAAGAATAGTCCGCGAATACTCGATAATACAAATGATATCAAGCAGGATATAAAGAATCTATAATAGTTATGGCAGAATTAATAATAAACGGAAGAGAAGCCCTAAAAGAGTGGGGTGTTAGAATGGGAGATAACTTTCTTGATGTACTGGGAGCACCGGTACCTCTGAAAGAGTTTATAGAGAATAAATCACGCTTGGAACATGGGAAACAAGTTCTTATGGATAACCCCAAGCTTGATGAGCGTGAGTTAACTCTTGTTTTTACAGTAGAAGGTGATTCTCCTGCCGATTATCAGGCAAAGAAAACAGCTTTTTATGAAGAACTTTACAAAGGTAAAATTGATATTCAGATTCCTGAGAACAGTAGTGATATTTATCATTTGCTATATTTAGGAAAGAGCGTTTCTTATGCCCAAAGCTTAGACCGGACATTTGGGAAAATATCAGCCAAATTCTGTGAGTATAATCCATCTAACCGTGTTGTAGGCTAGAAATTTACGACATTAAATTCATTGTCGTGTATGGAAGCTCTAATTTTTAGGGCTTCTTTTTTTTATGTCCGACCTTTGTTTACATGATAGATATTAAGGACATACAAGGCAATACCCGCTTTTCAACTGGTATCAATCCCGGTGCAAAAGGCAAGTTCTCTTTAATGAAAGAGGACTATGTCGTACTACCTTTTAATACTCTGTCCCCAGTCGATTTCCAAGTAGGTGATTACGTTGACCTGCGTGGGGTACTCGATGCCTCCATGGGCGGTAAATTGGCAAAAATCTATCAGATTGTAGATATTCCCTATCCGACCTACAAGAACGGAGGCTACTCCTATGAACTTCGTTTTGACGCTTACTATTTCAAGTGGAAAACAAAGATATTCAAGTACACCCCGGAGTACGGAGGATTGGAAGCGTCCTGGTCCCTTACCGCTTCACTGGATGTCCAGATGGGTGTATTCCTTCGCAATTTGAAAGCTCTTGGTTATAAATATGAGGGAAAAGACTTCGTGTTTTCCATTGACGATAGTGTCGAGAACTCCTCCAAATTGATGACCTATGACAATACCAACCTCATTGATGCTATGTTCAGCATGGCTGATAACTGGGGTTGTGATTGTTGGGTAACGGACCATGTAATCAACTTCGGACGCTGTGAGTTCTCCGATGCTGTTAAGATAGAACTGGATAAGGAAGCCAAGGACATGAGCCGGAGTGACAGCAAGGGTACTTATGCTACAAGAATCTATGCGTTCGGTTCAACAAGAAACATCCCTACCAACTATCGCCCGGTAGACCAGACCGCTGTTGTCAACGGTATCGTCCAGAAGCGCCTTATGCTTCCGGCAGGCACTCCATACGTGGATGCCCACGAGGGCTTGACCGATTTGGAAGCTGTCGAAGCCGTTGTTGTATTTGATGACATCTGCCCCAAAAGAGTAGGTGAAATCACCGGTGTAAGCTTTTATGAGAGCGAGGTAGATAATGAAGATGGTACAAAGACAAAAGCTACCTTCTACCGGTTCAAGGATTCAGGCATCAACTTCTCGAAGGAATACATCCTTGAAGGACAGGAACTCAAAATCAGGTTCGAATCCGGCAAGCTCAACGGCATGGAGTTCGGCGTAGCTTTTAATCCTCTTGGTTTGACCGAAAAGAACGACGACGGCACATGGAATCCTGATGCCCAACTTTGGGAGATTGTACAGAATGAAGACTACGGCCGTTCCTTGCCGGATGAAGTGTTGTTCCCTTCAAAAGGTGACAAGTATGTACTGTCTGGTTGGAATGCCGAGAAGATAACCGAACTTGGGCTGGTGGCTGCTGCCGAAGAGGAACTGCTTGCCACTGCAAAGAAGTACGTGGCAAAGACCTGCATCGACGACGGCACCTATACGGCTACGCTCAACTCCATCTGGGTACACAAAGACCAAATAAATCACAGCTTTGACATAGGACAGCGCATCAACCTTGTCAATCCTGCCTACTTCAAGGACGGGCGCTTGTCCCGTGTCATCGGCTTTGAAATCAACCTCGACAAGCCTTACGATTCCCCGCAGTATACGATTGGCGAAAGCACCGCCTATTCCCGCATTTCCGATATTGAAACGCAAGTCGAAGAGTTGACTTTTAAGGGACAGACCTTCACCGGTTCGGGAGGAAGCAACATCTATGTCATCAAGACCAACGACGCTACGGCCGCAAGCAACTTCAATGTGTTCTCAGCCTTGCGTACCCTGAGAATGTTCCTCCGCAAGGACGCAAGCGACGTAGCGGAAGAAATCATAAACTTTTTGAAGGGATTGCTGATAGGCAAGAACGGCAGCGGTATCACGGTACGCAAGGACGGCACCTCGCAGGCTGTCGTTGACCGTCTATATGTGAAGATAAAGGCCGTCTTTGATGAATTGCAAGTCAAGAGAGCTACCCATGTAGGCGGTGAACAAATAATCACCCATGCCGGTATGAAGTGCATCCGCGTGGAGGAACTGGAAGACGTCTACCGCTGCAGTTTTCTTGCCGAGCAGGACGGTGAGGCGATAGCCAACGAGTTCAGTGTAGGCTCGCTGGCGCAGGCAAAGGAGTGCAACATCGTCGAAGGAACCACTCTTAATGCCTCCAATCGCTACTATTGGCGTGAGGTTGTGGCCGTGGGACGTGACTACATCGATTTGTCCAAGACCATCTGCGATGAGGACAGCGATGTTCCCCAAGCGGGCGATGACATTATAGGATTGGGCCACCGTACAGATGTAGACCTTCAAAGCGCAATCGTGCTATCGTCTACCAACGAGACATCCCCGTCTATAACTTTCTACACCGGCATTGACGACTTCAACCTAACGGGGAAAGATGTAATCTCCTTCGGTGTTGACAAATCCACCGGGCATGCCTACATGAAAGTGTACGGTACTTCCTATATCGGCGCCCGTGATGAGAGCACTTACATCAAGTACACACCGGAAGGTGGCGTAGAAATCAAAGGGCGATTCCTTACGATGGCCGGTGAGGACATCCTGACAATGTTCACTGTGATTGAGGGGCTTATCAAGTCTGAAATCTCATCCGTGCGTGATGAAATCAATGCCCTGAACAACTACTTGAACAATGCGTCTTTTGCCGCTGACATGCAGTACTGGACCGGTAGCAGCAACATACGCATCTTCCGAGTTGACGGCCGGCTGCTGTACTTCAACAGTAACTTCTATGCGAACAAGGAGTCATTTGCCGATATAGTAAGCGAGGGTGCAAAAAGTGTCTTACGCTTGAAGAACAGCTATGTCGAGCAGGTCAATTCAGACTTTTACCGCCATCCGGATTTTGAGACCTTCGACGAACTCAAGCGCCCCCGGCAGTTCACTATCTCTTTCAAATATTTAGTGAAGCGCCCCGGCACTTTTGCCTTCCATTTCAAGGACGAGAACAAAGACGGTTTTGAGGAATACACCCCGATTTCCTTTTCTAAGGACCTATATCCCGGTACCGAATTCAAGCAGATGGAGATAACCGGCAAGTGGAACGGTACCGGTAATTTCTATATGTCCTTCACCGGTGACATGTACTTGTATGCACTTACGCTGACCGATGACGCTCTTGCCGACCTGCGCGAGGAATTCAACATGCGCTTCGAACTCACAGACAAGAAGATCCAGGCGAACCTTGACGAAATCAGAAGCACGGCTGGCAAGCTCGAAGAGTATCACAGTGAATTCCTGCTGACCGCGCGCAACCTCGAAGCGAAGTTCACGGAGGACCTGACGAATACTGAGAGTCGCATAACGCAGGCATACACCTCTGCCATCGACATCTCCGCCCGTGGTCTGAAAGCTGAATTCACGTCCGGTCTTGCAGGCCTTGAGACTGGAATCACCGAAGCATACAAGTCCGCCATTGACATATCGGCCCGCGGTCTTCGTGCGGACTTCAGTGCGTCCGTCTCTGACCTGGACGGCAAGCTGTTCGCCCATGCAGGCAGCTTTCATGTGACTGCCGAGAAGATAGAAAGCATGGTGAGTGCCACAAACAGCCTGAAGGGTACCGTGGAACAGCATACCTCAGCCATTAGCCAGACGGCTAGCCGTATAGACCAGTTCGTGCAGAAGATAACCTTCGATTCCAAAGGTAACATTACCAATATCGACAAAGCCGGTTTAGTGACGGAGAGCAATATCGCCACCATGTTTGCGGAAAAGGTCGACCCCAACGGTGATATCGTCAGGCGTGCTCAAATCAGCGCGTTCATCACCGAAGGCGAAGCGGGCAGGCTGATATCCAATGCTACAATCGAGGCTGACCGGATAAACTTTACGGGAAAGACCATCATCAACGGCAGTTTCGTGGTCGATACAAACGGGCGTGTGACGATGAACGACATCACGGCAAACAACCTGACTCTAAAGGGCAGCATAACGGGCACGGATGCTACGCTGAACGGCATTACAGCTAATAATCTGACATTAAAAGGCAATATCTCAGGTATTGACGCCATCCTGAACGACATTACTGCCAATAACCTTACGTTGAAGGGCAACATTACCGGGGCGGGGGCTACACTGAATGATATCACCGCCAATAATCTTACCTTGAAAGGGAGTATAACGGGCAGGGATGCTGTCTTGAACGATATCACCGCGAATAACCTTACCCTGAAAGGTACCATATCCGGTGCCAATGCCACGCTTAACGATATCACAGCCAATAATCTTACGTTGAAAGGAAATATTTCCGGTGCCAACGCCATATTGAACGGCATCACCGTAAACGGAAAGATAAACGCCTCCAGCGGCCGGATAGGTGACTATCTGTATCTGCATGGTAACGGTATATCCACCAACTCGAGAGCGTTCGTGACCGACCTTACAGATAGCACTACGCAGTTCGAACTCAGCAAGAGCTACTATCTGCATGCGATAGCGTCGGACGGAGGAGCCAATAGCATCCTGATAAGGCCCTACCAGACTATGGAAGCGGGCACAGTCAAAGGGGTGGTAACCATCTCTGCAACCATTCCGGGGCGCAATAGGGCCATACACGTATCTTCCGGCGAGAGCTATTTCGGTGGTGATGTGATAGTGGGGAAGATGTATGCTCCGTCCTCCGGGACTCTGGAAATTGCCGGGCCGCTGAAGACGCAAGGTGTATACCGGAATACTGACGTGATACTCTCTTCGGTTACAAGGTACAGCATTAAGGCGACCGACCACACACTGCTTTTTTACGGCAACTGTACTATATCCCTTCCGTCCTCTTCTGACGGGCATGAGATATGGATAATGCCGAACGGGAATACCATCAGTTTTCCTTCCGGTACGTTCGCGAACTCTTCCAGGACGAATATCAACGGGCGTGAATGGCATGTGATAAAACGGGTTTTGGGGAATTGGTATCTGTCATGGATGAGTATATAGAATAATTAAAATAGAAAGTATGAAAATCAACTTTAAGAAAATCGAGGCCCAGACCTCATTCGAAGGCGCCAAGCAGACCTTCGACGTAGCCGAAACGGTCGGCAATGAAATGATGTACAACGGAAGTATCCTTCTGGATATAGGCTTTGAAGACTTGGCACGGGAAATCTACTACTCGAAAGATGCGGTGGAAATCCCGGAACAGTATTGCAAGGCTCTTGAACTTGTGGTGAAGAACTCACGGCTCATAGCTGCCGTGAAACGTGCGGTAATTAACCAACTGAACGTCATCCAGCCATCTTAAATCAATTCTGAAAATTATGGTATTGGAATCAAATCAGTTCAACCAGCTTGTAGAGGAGGTGAAGAAAGCCCTTCTTGTCGGCTCCCAAGGTGTGGGCGATGTGGAGATTGTCGATTCGCTGGCCGATATCGTGAGCCTGCCCGCCCTCCGTCTTGCCGGTATGGAAGAATCGGTGGTCGAGGCACCGCTTGAGTTGCTGTCTGCCCCTGCTGAGGAAGCTGCTGAGGAAGTGCGCAAAGCCGAAGCGGAGCGTGTCATAGTGGAGAACGCACGCAAGGAAGCTGAGAAATCCCGTGAAACGGCTGAGACAAAGCGTGCTTCATCTGAAAGTACCCGCGCATCTGCTGAAACTACGCGTATCAATGCCGAAAAGGAACGTGTGACAGCCGAAGGTCTCAGGAAAACGGCAGAGACAGAGCGAGGCAAAGCTGAAGCGGTCCGACAGACGTCTGAGACCGGACGGGCAACTGCCGAAACCGGCCGTGTTACTGCCGAAGGTAAACGTGTCAGCGCCGAGGAGGAACGTAAAAATGCTGAGACAGTGCGGGCCAACGCAGAGTCAACCCGACAGACAGCCGAAACGGGTCGTGTCAATGCTGAAACCGGTCGTGCTACAGCAGAAGGTAAGCGCGTTACTGCTGAGAATGCCCGAAGCACTGCTGAGGATACACGTAATAGTGCGGAAACTAACCGCCAAACAGCCGAAACCGGACGCGTAAATGCTGAAAGTGGCCGTGTAAATGCTGAAAGTACCCGTGTCACTGAATTTGCTGCCCTCAAGCAGGAATCGGAGACGGCTACTGCGAATGCTACTGATACGGCAGAACATCCTACCTACATCGGTGCAGACCACTATGTATACCAATGGGATAAGAGCGCTAAAGAATACGTTAAGACGGATATCTATGTGAAAGGCAAGCCGGGAGATACATTCACCCTTCTTGGACGTTACGATACGCTTGATGCCTTAAAGACTGCTGTACCTGACGGGTCAAACATCACTGGTTTCTATTCCGTTGGAACTGCATTGCCTTATACATATTATGCCTGGTATAACGGTGATTGGCAAAGTCAAGGACAATTACAAGGTCCAAAGGGCGATAAAGGCGAGAAGGGGGATACGGGAGCGCAAGGTCCTCAAGGCGTACAAGGTCCACAGGGCATGAAAGGTGATACCGGTGCCACAGGACCGCAAGGAGTAAAAGGTGATACTGGTGCTACCGGTCCTGCTGGTGCAAAAGGCGCCACTGGTGCACAAGGAATACAAGGTCCAAAGGGCGATAAAGGAGACAAAGGTGATACGGGTGCAAAAGGCGCTACCGGTGCTACTGGTGCCACGGGTGCAGCAGGTGCAAGTGCCAGTATTACCGGTGCTACTGCTACGGTTGACGCCAACATCGGTACGCCCTCCGTGACCGTTTCTCTCGGTGGTACCGCATTGGCCAGAACCTTTTCCTTTGCTTTCAAGAACCTGAAGGGTGCTACCGGAGCTACTGGACCTAAAGGGGCGACTGGTGCGCAAGGACCACAAGGGCCGCAAGGTGTCGGTGACCCGACAGTCACCGGTGCGAATACGGTCACGACACTGGCCTCCCTGCCAATTTCCAAGAGAAGTATCACTGCAAGGTTGGGTTCTGCCACGAACATCAGCCTTGCTTCCGGAATGTCAGTGGGCAATGACTTGTATATCCGCTGCGTCGCATCGGCGGCATTCACACAGCCGATACCCAATACCGGCGCGTTCACTTCGATGTCCGGTACTTCAATCAGTGTTTCCGCTGGAGATATCTTTGAGATTAGTATCTGGTGCTATGCCGCTGGCGCCTATTCAATATCCGTAAAAACAAGGGACTAAGGTTTATGAGTGTATTAAAAAGACGAAGCAATAATATAAAGGACGGTCAGTATGTGATTGCATTCTCCGACAGTAGAGCCTTAATAGATATTTCCAAGGATTGTGGAATGACATGGACCAGAAGACAACCTTCCGACCTTCCTAATGTAAACGAATACTTTTTCAGCAACGATAGAACGAGGATTGCCATGTCCGGAGACGGCAGGCATATCTATTGCTCGTGCTATATGGCAAATGTGGGATTATTGCGTTCTACGGATTTTCTGGAGACGGCAGAACCTTTCAAGCCTGATAATTGCTATTCCGTATACTCGATAGCCTGCAACGGCAGGGGGAATCTGGTCGCTGTTGTGTGTCAGAATAGCAATAACAAATATGATTTGATGCTTTCCGGGGATTATGGGAAGACATGGCGGGTCTCCAATGGATTAAAAGACAATACCGTGCCTCTCATGGGGGTGGAAATGTCCCATTCCGGCAGATACGTAGTGGCATATGCGTCAAATTCTCCCTATTATACTACCCATGAGCTGTTTATATCTTCCGATTATGGAGAAACTTTCAGCAGTGAAATATTCAGGGGGCCTATCACAAAGATTGCCATTTCCGGTGACGGCAAATACATGTTGTGTTGCTGCAACAGGGAGAGTTCATCAAAGTTATACTATGCCTATTATTCCGGGGATTATGGGAAGACGTGGACTAAAATTACCGATTCGAGTTTCTCTGCCCGTACATTGGCCATATCCTATGACGGGAAATATATGGTTATAGAGGGAGGGTACTCTTATTCCGGTGCACGTATATCCGCCGATTACGGAAAAACCTGGGCATTGAAGCATTCCGTTATTGGCAATAGCTTTGCTTTGGGGCTTTCGTCTGACGGAAAGTATGCGATAGCACAGGAAAGTTCTTCTCCGTATCGTATGTTCAAATCTTCGGATTATCTGGGCTCATTTACTGAAATAAATACGGCACCGCTTACATCAGGTATTAGAGCGAATTACCGATTTATCATAATGAATAAAAATAGGCTTTAACAATAATGCAATATATACATATTTATTCAGAGGAGAAAGTTGTCCGTCTTGATTTTGAACTGGACGGAAACTATGAAGTGGGTACAACCTATGAGGATTACCTGAATGGAGCCTGGGTACCGTTGAATGTGGAACAAAAAACATTTTATGAAACCCATCCGGCAGCGTCTGCAAAGGAAATTCTTGAATGTGAATTAATCCCTCCCTATGAGCCGACTTTGGAGGGTGTGAAGAGCGCGAAGGTCAATGAAATTGCTGTTTACGACGGGTCCGATGCCGTGAATTCCTTTACGCTTGGCGGCAAGCGGATGTGGCTTGACAAGGATACGCGGGTAGGACTGGCAAACTCAATCACTATCGAGCAGGCTGCGGGCAAGGAGACAACCGTGCTGTGGTATGATACCGTGAAGTATGTAATCCCCATTCCTCTTGCCTTGCAGATGCTGGCCGCACTGGAACTGTATGCCCTGGAATGCTATAATGCCACGCAGGAACATCTGGCCGCGGTTATGGGACTTGCTACGAAAGAGGAGGTCGGAGCGTATGATTACACTTCCGGTTATCCTGAAAAATTAGTGTTCAACCTTTAAATTGATGGCTTATGATTTACTTATATTTTATGTCGCTGTTTTTGCTCACTATGTACATAATGTATGCGGTGAGAGTGTGCGGAGTGCCTTGGAGCTTGTCTGATACCTACTATCAGTTGAAGAAGCGGAATCGTCCGGCATGGCTGTTCCAGATAGCTATGATTGTTCCTGCCATGCTGCTTATGCCGGTGTGGATTGAATGCTCATCGGAGAACCTGCAATGTTTGGCATTTCTTGCTTGCGGTGGGCTGATGTTCGTCGGGACAGCCCCGCTGTTCAAGGAGGAATTTCAGAGCAAAGTACATTATGCAGGGACAGTAATAGCCGGATTAGCTACAATTCTTTGGGTTTGTCTCTCCGGTATGTGGTACTTGCCTGCGGTTGCTTTCCCGATAGCCGTTGTTATCATGTTGAGATACCGGAAATGGCTGTTCTGGGCGGAGATGGCAGCGTTTGCTTGTGCTTATGTGGGGGTGCTTATAATTTGTATCGATTGTTAAACCGGGAGAAATGGAAATGAATGATTGGATTATGTTGGTGACCGCACTCGGTGGCATCGAGGGCATCAAGCAGCTTATCAAGTGGTGGATGTCCCGTAAGACCAACGCGCGTATTGAGGACGCGCATGCTGATGTCGAGGAGTTCAAGGCATTACGGGAGTACAACGAGTTCCTGCAGAAGCAGCTTTCGGAGAAGGAACAGCGGTTTGTGGAGCAGACAGACCGGCTCCGTAAGGTGCAGGATGAGTTGTTTACACTGAAGGAGGCTAATTCTGACTTGAAACTGGAACTGGCACTCAAACGGTGTGAGAGAAAGAAGTGCGGTGATAGAGAACCGCAAAATGGGTATTAATTGAATAAGTAGGAAAATTGAAATGGCGAACGTGTATAAATTAGCGCCGTGGATTCTCAAATGGGAAGGCGGTTTCGTGAATGACCCGGCAGACCTTGGAGGTGCAACGAATATGGGTGTGACTATCGGTACGTGGAAGTCATGCGGCTATGACAAGGATGGTGACGGTGATATAGACGTGGATGACCTGCGTCTGCTTACCCGTGAGGATGTCGTTAACCGGGTGCTCAAGTCGCATTATTGGGACAGATGGAAAGCTGACGATATTAAATCGCAATCAGTTGCTAATATATTGGTTGATTGGGTGTGGGCATCCGGTGCGCATGGCATCAAGATACCTCAACGCTTGCTTGGTGTTACTGTGGATGGAATAGTAGGTCCTAAGACACTCGCTGCGGTGAATGCCAGGAACCCGCATGAGTTGTTCGACATGATTAAGATTGCACGGTTCGACTTCATCGAGGATATATGCCGTTCTCGTCCGGCGAACAATAAATTCAAACGGGGGTGGATGAATCGGATTAACGATTTGAGGTTCGAGGAATGAAAAAGTTACCGTGGATATTAATTGTACTGCTGCTTATAGCTTGTGTGGCGGCTTGGTTCCGTCCGCATGAGCAGTCTCCGGCTGAAGTTCGTGTAGAAACGAAGATAAAGACGGTTGTCAAGGTAGATACGATGCTTATCTCTGCACCTATGGCTGTGTTCTGGCGTTTCGTGCCGGATGATACGACACGGATAGGTGATACCTTGCTTCATCGTAAGCAAGTAGTATATAGAGATAGTTCGTATCGTGCTGTGGTAAGTGGATATGTAGACCCTCGGCTGGATAGTATGACTGTGTATCCGAGAACGGTTTATCAGACGGTGACGAATGATATCTATCATCCGGTGGTTGTCAAGCCGAAGAAAAAGCGGTGGGGATTAGGGTTACAAGCCGGTTATGGGTATCCGGGAGGTTTTTATGTTGGGGCTGGGGTGAGTTATGACTTGCGGCAGTGGTAAGTGACTAGTCATGCTCTAGGGAAACATAAAGTTTGAACTTGGCGATTTTAAAACTTGACGATAGAATTACAATATTTGTAAATACAAAACGAATGTGTAGTTATACACATTCGTTTTAAGATAGGAAAAAGGTTAATACAAAACATGGCTTAACCAAATACTTTTTCTTCTTTACGTGTCATAATCTTATAGCTTAGTCATTATATTCACACAACAAATATGGAATGTTTTAGTTCAATTGACAAATAAAACCTTGCATTTATTTGTTATGTTAAGCCTATTTAACAATCTGCGTTTTCTTTTTCAAATATAGCAACTGTAACTCCATCGCCAGGTAGACACCAAGTTGTACAATCAATATTAATCAATCCTTCTTTCTTATTTACCATGATATGATCGTCTGTGAGTAATGGACCTATGAAATCTCCAGAAAATGATAAATCATTTTTGGGATTATGAAAAACCATTTTATAATTCTTAGTAGGGTATCTCAGAATTGAAATGTAACTTTTGTCTGAGATAGGTGCATATGATATATATCGTAATTTGACATACGTAGATTTATCTAAGAGAATTTTGTATTTTTCTACCGTACTTTTATGTGCAATTGTAGCTTTGGTATTATAGGCTCCTTCTGTATTTATAGGAGTTTCATGCATTTCGGATAATTCTAAAATATTTTTCTTTTCTTCATTTTCATTCTGTATTGTGAATTCCATTAATTTAGGTGAAGTGCTATTACTATTTTTACAGAAGAATAAATCTAAACCGACAATTGCTTCTATTTTTTCTTTTCCTGCCATCGGATTCTTTAAAGTATATTCAGTTGTGATATCTTTTACTAAATAATTACCATTTCTGCTACAGCTAACAAAAGTGGAATAGTTTTCATAATATGGAGATCTGTAATATTCAACAATCTTATACTCTAATTCTAAGAGTCCTTCAGCAATATCGGGTATAGATTTGGATATTAACTTAGTACAACTATTTTTTAAATCTTCCACTTCCTCTAAAGTTAATTGCTCTAAGTACTCATCTGACGTGATGGTTTTGTATAATACTTTCTGAAAATAAGAAAACATATCAGGAATATTAATTATAAATGTAATCACTAAACCTGATATAATCGCTTGTCCTATACTATTTAGTATATTTTTTAGAGAGTTTTCGTCAAAATGTTCAATAGATGTACTTGATGTTCCATAGAAAATAAGACAAAAGGAAACTGCGGCCCAAAAATATATTGAATATTTTCTTCCTGTAGGCTGCTTTGATAATTTATTTGACCTTTGATTATTCACTTCTTTTTCACCTTTTTTGCAACGAAATAATTTCATGAATCTATTCCTGTTTTAAGATACGTTATTATGCATTTAAATATGACACAAAGTTAATAAAAAAGTGTATAATTAAATGGATTAGTAATAAATAATATTTTATGTTGATGCTGGATTTTCATTGTGGTTGAAAAACTATCGGATATTATTAGAAGAATTTGTAGAAGGAGCGGCTGAATAAGCTGCCTTTATATTCATAAGCAACAATTCATACCTATTGTGTATGACATATCCCGGCTTTCGTCGGGATTTTTTTCATTTGGGCCCTTCCTTTTATAAAATTCCCTCAATCACGTAGGGAATTTCAGAAAAGCAGTTGTCTTTATAGTAGAATTCGGTATATAGTGTTAGTATAGTCCTTCTTTCAGCCATTGCAGTTTCTTTATACTGGATTTACAGAATGTTCCAACATTGTGTGCTCTAATTGATTGTATATATTGAAAGGAACATGCTGGACCTCAGCTTTTATGCGGCTGAGGTTTTGTCGGAGACAAGAGTGCGTTGTTGAACGTGCGATGGAAATATGTGTTTAACCAAATTATTAGTTATGAAAAAAGAGTTTTGTATGGTAATTGCATTTGCTATGGCTTTAGCCGGGTTATTTATGCTTATGTTTATGTCATTTGATTAGTGAATGTCTGTTTGTTGACTGTTTTATAGAAGGGGCAGCTTATTCAGCTGCCTTGTTCCATTTCCCAGGAATTAAGTAATCCATATTGTGTAATTATTCCCCATGTGTGGTACTCAGTTCCACATATTTCCACACATAATTATTCCTTCTTGTTTTTATAATATGCTGATGTATAATGTATTATGTACTGATGTACATCATGGCATATCGTTTGTCCTATAGTTAATACAAAAACTATATTTATTTACTTAAAACTTACGATTATGAAAAAAGTATTGGTAGCATTAGCAATGGTTATGGGATTAGGCAGTTCAGTAGCATTTGCTTACGTGGTTTCTGGAACACAGTCTGTAGAGCAAACTCAGCAAAATCCTCAGGATGAGTTCACAAAAGTGGAAGTAAAAGACTTGCCTCAGGCAGTTATGAATGTCTTGGCTAAGGACTATGAGGGGGCTGTAATAAAGGAGGCTTTCATTTCCGAGAAAGAAACCGGTAAGATTTATAAGGTTGTGTTGACCATCACCAAGGAAAATCAATCCACTGAAGAAGTGACGGTACTTCTGAATGAAAAAGGAGAAACTGTAGAATGAATGGAAACTCTGTAGTGGTTCGGCATCCATCTACAGAGATGATTTGAGATACTTTTATGTCTATCTCGTTAATGCGAAAGGGGCGGCTGAATAGTCGCTCTTTTTGTTTATATTGTAATAATAGTTCGTTTCTTTTTTGTCAGAAATTCCTATTATAGAGGGTTGTTTTATACAAAATAATGTTTATATTTGTATTCTAATCCCTATTGTATTATGAATGACAAACAACAACTTCTAATTGATTGTATTTCCCTTCTTCCCGTTATAGGCATTCTGGTTTTGATAACTGTTGCCAATGACCAGCTTGTTACTATGGTTGCTGCCTATGTGCTTTGCGGAGAACTCTTATGTGTATTGGTTAGCAGGATATTAAATTTGTACTATATTGATGTGGCTTTTGTTTGGTTGGGTGGGATTATGCTTTGGTTGTGGTATTGGTTCTGGTTGGAGTCAAGCCATGTAGTGATGGAGATTGTGGAAAAGGCAGTTGAATGAATCGCTTCTTTTTCAGTAAAAATCCCCGTAGCGGCTCAACTACGGGGATGGTGTCAAATAACAGAGTATCAATATGAGATACTAAGTGAGCCTATTCCATTACAGATAAATCATCGTCAACTTCATACTGATTACAGCCAAAAGCCGCACACATTAAAATAAAACGTTCTTTTATACCTAATCCAGTATATCTGTCTACGGCTCCACTGCCTTTTGCATGAAGGCCTGCTGCGTATTTATCTATCTGAACTTTATTCATTAAATCTACATGAGTTTTACGGGCAAGTTTACTGCTTGCAATCTCATATATGGATTTGTATTCATTTGTTCCCAATGCCGCACTAAACATTGCCACTTTCCGGCTAATCTCACAGTATTCAAGTAGTTTTTTTATTTGATAATTGTACCCGGTTTCACCATTGCCATCAGGATAATAGGGTAACAAAGCATTGCTTGGTAGCCTACCTTTATACTTCATAATAATATCATAAGCAATACGAATGATGGGAGTTTTTATCTCAGTGCGTATAAGTCCATCCTTGTGTGTTTTTTGAGGTAAATAATGAATGTAAGGTATTCCTTCTTCAATGCTGATATTATCAAAAGTGAATCGTCTGAAATCACCTATACGGCAACCGAAACAACATTGAACAACGAATACATCTTTTACTCGCTGCAATGTTTCGGGACATTCTTTGTGGACAACTTCATTGAATTCTGTTTTGGTGAGAAAGAAAGGCTCGTCATATTGTTGCTTCATAATGGACTCTTTTTCTTTTCCTATCTTGCGGAAAGGAGATACGGGAATAACATCATTACTTTCAAGCTCCACCATAAATGCTTGTAACAATAAAAGTTTCTCAGCAATTGTATTCTGGCTTCTTTCCTTTGATGGTATATTCCGCTTATTCATTTCTGCGTACAGTTCTGGAAATTTTTCAACCAGAGTGTATTCTTTGCGTAGAAAATCACGAAAATTTAGAATATGTTCCTTATTGAATTCATTGACCGGCAACCCGTCAATGCCATTGATAATAAGGAATCGAGTCAGTTCCCTTATCACTACATCGTAATGTTTCTTTCTGCCGGGACCTATTACACCTGCATTTAGCCATCCGTCAACATAGCGTTGGAACATACTACACATGGATTCCTCTTCACTGCTGATGTTATATTTTTCAGGATGTAAGTGCTGGTCTATTAAGATTTCCAGTTTTTCACTGGTTAATTCTTTGTTGCTCCCATAAATGGATAAAATTAGATTCTTCCGTTCTTCAATAGATGTGTTAAATGATGTTCTTATGTCTAACTTTATAATACTTTTAGCCTTATATTTTTCAGTCTTGGCATCCCAAAGAGTAGGAGAGACCATAATATCTGATTTGTGGAATAACTGTACATTGCGTCCATCAGATAATCGAAATCTGACATTTACTTCTTTATCTTTCTTCCCAGTTCTTATAAATGCTTTTACTGTAGTCATATATTCTCTGTTATATCGGTTGTGCAAATATACATAAATTGCACAACTCAGTTCAAATATTGCACAACATAATGCAATGGTATGCAATATAATATTTTTATATAACTCTGATTTTTAATATAATGTTATATGTATTGGTTTTATAGTATTTTATATTCCGAATCGCAACGGAATCACAAGGAAAAAACCGCAAATGGCTAATAAAAAGCTTTTGCGGTT